ACTCGAACTTATGGCCACGGGTGAAAACTCGGGTACATGGGGAGATAAAACTAACTCAAATTTAAACCTATTACAACAAGCTATTGCTGGTTATCAAGCAATTAATCTTACTTCTACTAACACAACTTTAGCAATGACTGATGCTACAATATCAGATGCTAGAAATGCTGTTATTAAATTCACAGGAACATTAGGGGCAAACTCTACTGTTTATGTTGCAACAGGAATTGAAAAAACATATATTTTAGAAAATGGCACATCAGGTGCATTTACTCTTGCTTTAGAACAAGCAGGCGGAGCTTCAGTAATATTTGGAGCAGCAGATAAAACTTCTAAACTAGTTTATTTAAATGGAACAGATGCAGTAGATTTAGGAGTTGTAAATCTTACAGCACCTCAAACATTAACTAATAAAACTTTAACATCACCTACACTTAATACTGCAACATTGTCATTAGGAGCTTCTTTAGATACTAATGGTTTTGATATTGCATTTGATAATGCAACAGGAATAGATGATGATTCAGGTAATCAACAAATTATATTTAATAAAACTGCATCAGCAGTTAACGAAGTGACGATTGCTAACGCAGCAACAGCAAATGATCCAACTTTTACAGCATCTGGAGACGATGCAAATATTGGTTTGGATTTTATTCCAAAAGGAACAGGTGCGGTAACATTTCTTGGTACTGGTAAAATTCAACAAGTAAAAGAAAAAGTTTCAGTGTTTGCAACAGCGACTACTGGAACAATTAATTATAATTTTTTAGATCAAGCTGTTCTTTATCATACAACAGTAGCAACAGGTCAATTTACATTAAATCTAAGAGGTAGCTCTTCTACAACTCTTAATAATATGTTGTCAGTTGGTGAGTCTATAACAGGTGTATTTATGAATACAAACACTACTTTTTATGTTTCAACTATAACTATAGATGGTTCATCTACTAACGTTGTACTTGAATATCAAGGTGGTTCTGCACCAACAGCAGGTAACGCAGGGATAGATGTTTATTCATTTACTGCAATTAAAACATCGACAACCCCAGCATATACACTTTTAGCGTCACAAACTCAATTTAATTAAGGAGATTTTGTAATGCCTTTAAACTCGACACGCGGAGGAGCTTCAGCAAAAGGATTTGGATTTACAGCAGGGGTTAAAAAAATTGAAGTAGATTATTTAGTAGTAGCGGGTGGTGGTGGTTCACAGAGTGGTTGGAATGCAGGCGCTGGAGGAGGAGGTGCAGGTGGTTATAGAACTTCATTTCCAGGTGGAACAAAATTAACTTTATTAGGTGGAATTTCTTATCCAGTTACAGTTGGAGCGGGTGGTGCACCCCCTAGTAGTGGGAACCCTTCTATATTTTTAACAATTACATCAACAGGTGGTGGTAGAGGAGGAGGTGCTGCTTTACCAGGGGGTACAACTGGTACACCAGGTGGATCAGGTGGAGGAGGCAGTGGAGGAGTATCAGGTCCAGCAGGACCAGGTGGAACAGGAAACTCACCTCCAGTTAGTCCACCACAAGGAAATCCAGGTGGACAAGGAATATCTGGTCCTAATGGTTACGGCGGTGGCGGCGGTGGCGGTGCAGGTGCAGCAGGAAGTATCACTGGTCCAGGTGGAGGTCCTGGAGGTCCAGGAGGAATAGGTCTTTCGAACTTAATTTTTAATAGCCCAACAACTGGAACACCAGGACCAGCTCCAGGAAGATATTATGCAGGTGGTGGTGGTGGTAGAACAACTTATGTTGGTGGTGCAGGTGGAGCAGGAGGCGGAGGAATTGGAGGTGCAGATCCTGGTGTACCCTCTCCTACTGGACAAAATGGAACAGCAAATACTGGAGGTGGAGCAGGAGGATTTGAGGCTACTGGCGGATCAGGAATCGTTATTATTAGAGCACCGGGACCATCAAATATTTCAGCAAGTCCAGGAACAAACACAGTTACAACATTACCAGCCCCAGAAGGAGGTTGTAAAGTGGCTAGATTCACAGTCCCAGGAAATTTAACTTTTTAAAAATATGGCACATTACGCAGAACTAGATATTAATAATAAAGTTATAAGAGTATTAACAGCTTGTAATCAAGATATTGCTACTCATGGAGGAGAATTATCTGAAGAAGCTGCTAATTATTTTGGAACATATACTCCATTTTCAGAAAATGGTGTAAAATGGGTTCAAACATCATACAATGGTAATTTTAGAAAAAATTATGCAGGAATAGATCATCAATACGATCAACAAAGAGATGCTTTCATAGCACCTAAACCTTTTAATTCTTGGATATTAAACGAAGATACTTGTAGATGGGAAGCACCAGTTGCATATCCAACAGTTACAACTTATGGAGATAATACACCTTACTATATTTATTGGGATGAATCTAATTTAAGATGGATGGGTAGCGATGATCAAAACAATACATTTTTTTGGTCACCTGGGACTTTATCTTGGCTTGCTACAGGCAACTAATTTAAATAATATTCGAACTTTACAAATACTGTAGAATTTAGTATGTATTTACTATAATGAATTTACAGAATTATTATTACTATTTTCAAAGCGCACTTACACCTAGATTTTGTGATGAATTAATTAAATATGGAATATCACAACAAGAACAATTAGCACTTACTGGTGGTCTAACAGATAAAATTAATGAAGGTAATTCACTTGATGATAAAGATATAATAGATTTAAAAAAGAAAAGAGATTCAAATATTGTTTGGTTAAATGATCGTTGGATCTATAAAGAAATTCAACCATTTATACATCAAGCAAATCAATTAGCTGGTTGGAATTTTGAATGGTCATTTAGCGAAGCCTGTCAATTTACAAAATATAAATTAAATCAATTTTATGATTGGCACTGTGACTCTTGGGAGTCTCCATATGCAAATAAGGATAATCCAGACACATTTGGTAAAATTAGAAAATTATCTGTTACATGTTCTTTATCAGCACCAGAAGATTATGAAGGTGGTGAATTAGAATTTGATTTTAGAAATATGGATCCGGATAAACCTACAATTAGAAAATGTGCAGAAATAAGTAAACGTGGAAGTGTAGTAGTATTTCCTTCTCATGTTTGGCATAGAGTTAAACCAGTTACGAAAGGAACAAGATATTCATTGGTGATTTGGAACCTTGGATATCCATTTAGATAATGGCAAAAACAGATGAATTAACTTATTCAGTTTATTTTAACTCACCTATATATTCTATAGAAATTCCAGAATGGGTAGATGATACAAATAAAATTTGTGATAAATATATAAAAGAAGCTAGAAAAAATAATATTAAATTTATTAAAGAACGAGAAAAGAAATTTGGTAAAAAAATAGGAGATCACGGAATGAGTCATCATTCTACATCATTAGTTGGAGATCCTAGATTAAAAGAATTACAAGACTATATGGGAGCAACTAGTTGGAATGTTTTAGATCATATGGGATATGATTTAACTAACTATGAATTATTTTGGACTGAATTTTGGGTACAGGAATTTGGTGAAAAAGGAGGAGGACATCATGAAGGTCACATGCACTATGATAATCACATATCTGGTTTTTATTTTTTAAAATGTTCAGACAAAACTTCAATGCCAGTATTTCACGATCCAAGACCAGGTAAACTTATGACACAATTACCATTAAAAAATGAAACTGAAATTACACTTGGAACACATAAAATTCATTACAAGCCAAAACCAGGTACTATGCTATTTTTCCCAGCTTATATGGAACATAAATATATGGTTGATGATGGAGTAGAACCGTTTAGATTTATACATTTCAATTTACAAGCTGTAAGAAAAATGATAACAGATACTGTTAGAAATACAGTAAAGTAGAAAAAATGAGTTTTAAAAAAAATAAATACGTAATTATTAAAAAAGCAATATCTGAAGATCTTGCAAAGTTTTGTTATGATTATTTCATGATGAAAAAAACAGTTGCAAGAACTATGTTTGATGCAAGATATATTTCTCAATTTACTACAGAGTTTGGCGTGTGGAATGATCAACAAGTTCCAGAAACTTACTCACATTATTCTGACATTGTAATGGAAACATTACTTGTTAAATTACTTCCTATCATGGAAGAAACAACAGGAATAAAATTAAATCCTAATTATTCATACGCACGAATCTATAAAAAAGGTGATATATTACATAAACACAAAGATAGATTTTCGTGTGAAATTTCTACAACTATGCATTTAGGTGGTGGTTGTTGGCCAATATATCTTGAACCAGATGCATCACAAGGTGGTGTAGATGAAAAAACTGGTAAATATAAACCATCAAAATCTAAAGGTGTTAAAGTAATGTTAGAACCAGGTGATATGTTAGTGTATCGTGGAAATGAATTAGAACATTGGAGAGAAAAATTATCCTTTGATGATTGTGGTCAAGTATTCTTACATTACAATAATGTTGAAACTAAAGGATCTAAAGAAAATATATATGATCGTAGACCTCATCTAGGACTTCCAGCTTGGTTTAAAAAGTGATATAATTTTATTAAGTAGGGAAATAAACCACCTTTCCACACCTTATTTCTCTACTTCTATACTTAACACTTAACATATTTTATAATGGTTATTAAATTATGCCATTAAAAAAGATACCGTTACCTCCAGGCTTTGATAAGAACGATACAGCATCTCAAGCAGAGGGCCGTTGGATTGATGGAGATAATGTACGTTTTCAATATGGATCACCTGAAAAAATAGGTGGTTGGCAACAAATTAATTCATCTATATTAGTAGGAGCGGCTAGGGATATACATTCTTGGTTTGATTTAACTGGTAGACGTTATGTAGCTATTGGTACAAACAAAGTTTTATATGTTCTTTTTGATGAAGTGTTTTATGATATTACACCTTTAGATACAGCCTTAACAGGTTGTACATATACATCAACAACAGGATCTGCAACAGTTACAATTAATAAAAACGCACACAATCTTGAAGTTGGAGATTTAATTAAATTTACAAGTGTAACAACACCAGGACCAACCACAACAAGTTTTACAACAGCTAATTTTGAAACTAATTCATTTGAAGTAATCACAGCTACAACAAATACATTTACAATTACTATGCCTGTTACAGAAACAGGAACAGGAGTTACTACAGGTGGATCACTTATAACAAACCCTTATGTTAATATCGGACCATTAGCCGCGACACTTGGTTATGGATGGGGAGCAGGTACATGGAATTTATCTACTTGGGGTACTTCAAGAACAGTTTCTAATACAACTATTGATGCTGCTAACTGGTCTCTAGATAATTTTGGAGAATTATTAATTGCAACAATTAAAAACGGACAAACTTTTTCATGGGATCCAAATGCTGGAACAGGAGTAGGTACCCGTGCAACAATTATATCAGGAAACCCTACAGCGACAGTTTTAACAAGGGTATCAGACAGAGATAGACATTTAATTCATTTTGGAACTGAAGCAACTATCGGATCATCTGCAACTCAAGATCCAATGTTTATTAGATTTTCAGATCAAGAAGATATTCAAATTTATGAACCAACATCTACAAACACAGCAGGAACATTTAGGTTAGATAATGGTAGTAGAATTGTAGCTGCTGTTAAAGGTAAGGATTACATATTAGTTTTAACAGATGAAGCAGCTTATACAATGCAATTTGTAGGACCACCATTTACATTTAGCATACGTCAAGTTGGATCTAATTGCGGATGCGTTGGTCAACATGCAGCAGTCTTTGTAGACGGTGCTGTATATTGGATGGGTGATTCTGGTAATTTCTTTGTATTTGATGGAACAGTTAAAACATTACCATCTTCAGTTGAAAACTTTGTATTTACCACAACAGGAGATGCTTTAGGACTTAATTTTACAAATGGTGAATTGGTTTTTGCAGGACATAATAGTTTATTTACAGAGATTAACTGGTTCTATCCACAAGCTTCATCAACAGAAATAGATAGAGTGGTTACTTATAATTACGACCTTAAAACATGGACAACAGGAACGCTTGCAAGAACAACATATGAGGATGCTCACGTATTAGAATATCCAAGTGCTACTAAATACTTAAGCACCTTAACTCCAAATACTCCTACGATAAATGGTGTTACTAATGGAGGTAGTTATTTCTTTGCACATGAAATAGGTGTAAACGAAGTTATTAATTTAACAAGTACAAATACAACAAACATTACCATACCTGCTTTTATTAGATCAGGAGACTTTGATTTAGATATAGAAGGAGATGGTGAATTTTTTATTAAGATAAGAAGATTTATTCCTGACTTTAAATACATTGATGGTAATGCTAAAGTAACCTTATTCTTTAAAGCGTACCCAGCAGATTCAACAAGTGCACTTGGGCAAACAACAGTAGGTCCCTTTACAGTATCTTCAACAACAGATAAGATAGACACGCGCGCGCGAGGGAGACTTGCGTCAATAAAAATTGAAAACGATGCACTTAACGACAATTGGCGTTATGGTATATTTAGAGTAGATATACAACCAGACGGCAGAGGCGGAAGTGCTCCACAAACATAATGGCTAAAATAAATTTATATATACCAGAACCACCACAGGATTATACTGTTGATTCTTTAAGACAAATTAATCAAGCATTAGAGACATTAAAAGATCAATTAAACTTTTCTTTTCAAGAAGAATTAAAACAAGAAGTAGAAAGAAATATTTGGTTTAGTATGAGGTTTGGTTGCTAATGAGTTGTGATAATGTAAACATTGGCAATGGTCAGTTAATTACAATCGGTGGTAATAACGTTGATGCATTCGGAAGATTAAGAGTTTCTAATCCCTTAACTATCTTTGACAGTAAAAATATAATGTCACAGAATAGTTTATTTGATCCATCAACTGCAAATGGTGGAAGTGTTACTTATACAGCTAATAAATCTACAGTTAATTTAAATGTAACAGAAGCAGCAGGATCTAAAACAATAAGACAATCTAAAAGAGTTATGTCTTATCAACCTGGTAAGTCATTGCTTATTTTTAATACATTTGTAATGAATACTTTGACTGAAAACTTAAAACAAAAGGTAGGTTTGTTTGATGCAAATAACGGAATATTTTTTACAGCAGATGGAACAACACTTAAAATAGTAAGACGAACTTATACATCAGGTGCAGCAGTTGATACTGAAATATCACAATCTAGTTGGAATGGAGATAAATTAGATGGAACAGGTGCAAGTGGATTTGATTTAGATCCAGCGACATCTAATATATTATTTATAGATATTGAATGGTTAGGGGTAGGATCTGTTAGAGTTGGATTTGTTATTAATGGTCAATTAATTACAGCACATACTTTTAATAATGCTAATAGTTTAACAACTGTTTATATGCAAACAGCCAATCTTCCAATTCGCTATGAAATTGAAAGAGCTGGAACATTAACAGCGGGTACTTATACATTACAACAAATATGTTCTTCTTGTATTTCTGAAGGTGGATATTCACCTGAAGGATTAGAACAAATGGTTGGAACAGGTACTGTTAGTGCTGGTGTAAATTTATCAACTGCAAATACCTATTATAATATTGCAACAATTAGAATTAAAACTTCAAGACCATATGCTG